ATGATGTCTCTGGGAACGTCGGCAACGCCTGACGCGAACACCATGGCATTGCCACCGACCGGCACCATGACACCGCCGCGCCAGCGGATGTTGTTGCCGTCGTACCAATGCCCCGCTGTCGCCTCGGAGGTTGACTGCCGGACGATGCCGGGGGGCGGTGACTGGGTGAGCCTAGGCAAGACGCAGCGCTTCCAGGCCTGCCACGCGCGCGAGCAGATCCCGCAGCACATCGCCAACATCCAACCCGCCAGCCAGCAGCACATTGGTGCCGTGGACGGTGCCGTGGACGGTGAGGTTGCCGGCGGCGTCCAGCCTCATCTGCTGGATGGTTGGATTGTTCCAGGTGATGGCACCGCCATCGCTTTCGTTGAAGGCGATGCTGTAGCCGGCGCCCCACTGCAGCACGCGCAGGGGAGTTGAGCGAAGCAGCGTGAAGTCACCCACCTGTTGCGTCGCGATGGACAAGCCGGCCCCGCATGACACGACGCCCGTGGTATAAACTGAGCCAGCGGTCATATTGCCGCTCACGCCCAGATTGCCGGTGATCGAGCCGCCGCCGCTCAGCTTCAGGTATCCCGACGACAACCCGTGGATCACGTTGTCGGCCGTCGTCCAGTTGGCGTTGAGCAGGTTGCCCCACGAGTCCTGATTGCCGCCAATCGCGGGCAAGGCAAAGCCATAGTTGGGCGTGCTACCCGACATCGGGCCGGTCCTCGGCCGCCGCGCCGTTGCCACGATGTAGCGGCATCTCCGGCGGCGGCGGCTGCTGCAGGCGCGCGATCTGCGCTTGGCACTGGGTCTCGATTTGGCCAATCAGCGCCTGCACGGGGAGCAGTGGCCGCGCCAGCGTCTCCAGCACCGCGCGCCATTGGACGATCGACAGCGTCACGCTCAACGGCTGATCGGGGGTGACGGCACCATTCTGGGCGTCGCTCATAGCAATACCATCCTCCCTGTAGTATAGTTCGGAGTGACAGAGGTGCTCGAAACACCGCTGCCACCCCTGACCCCGAACCTTTGCGAGAAGGATCGAAGCTGATGCCATATAAAGACCCGGAAGTGCGCCGCGCCAAGGCTAACGGTTACACCAAGGCGTGGTATGAAAAACGCCCTGAGGCGCTCGCGGCAAAAAAGAAAAGATGGAGGCTCAAGAACCGCGTCAGGCTCAACGCCATGGCGCGAGAGAGGTGGCCAAAGCATTATGCTCAAACACGAGAGCGTAGGCTTGCCGATCTCCAGAATAGGCCGGTTAAGAAAGCAGGGCGCCCAAGGACAGAGTTTTGCGAAGTGTGCGGCGACCCGCCCAGAAACGGTAAAAGTCTGGCTTATGACCATTGTCACCAGAGCGGCCAGTTTCGAGGCTGGCTTTGCAACAACTGCAATTTCGCACTCGGCTTGGTTCATGACGACACCCAGCGTTTGCGCAAGCTGATTGCGTACCTTGAGCGCAGCCATAAAACCGCCTCGCCACAGCTTGTGTTGGCGGGCATCTAAGCGATCCCGGCAGGGGGTTTTCCTGGCCACGGAACAGGAGGCGTTAGGGCGGTCTCAGCCGCATCGTCAGCGAGCGAGATTTTCCAAGTCGATGTCTTATCGTAAGGGGTGCAGATTATCCAGCCCATTGCACCTAACCCACGCCGGCGCCCCTGCCACCCAACCCTGCGCAGATAATCCTGGCGGTTGCCCTCGGAGATGCCGCCGGGCGTACGCCGTGCCTGCTTGTCGTAGAGCACGTAATGCGGTGCGCCATCGCACGGCACCCACTGCGGGTTGGGCTGTGCCGTGTTGGACATCGAGCCTGCGAATGTGGCCATCGTGCTCTCCTACCCCTTGTGCCCGAACGCATAGTCATAGGCTGGTGAGCGCAGACCAACAGGATGCTGCTGCATGGCTCGCTGCTGCGCCTCGGCCTGGCGCGCCATCAGGAACCGCACCATGGGATCGCGCTGCGCCAGCGCGTTGACCAACTCCTGGTATTCCTGGGGCGACAGCGTGATCGGTAAAAGCGACGGCGGCTCTGCCACATCATCCATTCCCCGTCTCTGCACGCTGCCGTGCGTCCTCTGCCCGCGCCGTCGCAAGCTGCTTCTGCTGTTCGGCTACCTCTTGCTGCATCTGCTCAGCAAGCTGCGCTTCGAGTGCAGCATTGGCCGCAGCGTAATGTGCCGCCGCTTCCGCTTCATACTTCGCAGCAACTTCCTCGGTCCTCTTGCGATCTTCCTCGGTCACTCCCGGTCGTGGCATCGCGTCTCTCCTTAACAGCCGGTGATACCGGCGCCCACGTTGTCGATGATCGTTACGAAGGTGTTGGATGTGCCGCCCTTCGCCACCAGCTTCGCGGTGCCAGCGTTGGTGCCGCACGTCCAGATGAGCTTGACGCCGCCTGCCCCTGGTGCCGCGCTGGAACCAAGCTGCGCGCCGGTCAGCACCATCGATCCCAGCTCGCCCTTTACGGTCGAAAGGTAGCTGTCCATGCCAATTTGAAGTGATCCGGGCAGTCGTATCGTTGATCCAGTCGCGGTGTTGGTATTGATGGCGTCGATGATCGGCGTAGTTGCTGCCGCGCCCTGTATCCGCAGCGTGTTGGAGCTACTCGTGGCGTCGGTGTCGCACGTTGCCGACGTGCCGATCAGGATGTTGTTGGTCCCAGTGGTGAGCGTCGTGCTGGCGACGCGCTCACCGATGATCGTATTGAACCCGCCTGTGGTAAGCTTGAACCCCGACGCCATGCCGATGATGGTATTGTCGCTGCCTGTCGTAATGACGCTGCCAGCCTGTGCTCCGATCACGGTATTTTCCTTCGCCGTGGTCGCGAGCTTTAGGACAATCTGACCGACAGCCGTGTTATTGTTGCCGCCGTTGAGCGTCAGTAGTGCATTGGAGCCGATCGCGGTGTTGCCAATATCCGCAACGCTGGTCAGCAAGGTCTGATGACCGACCGCCGTATGCAGTGTGCCTGTGGTGTTCGCCTTCAGTGACGACCAGCCGATCGCAACCATGAAATTCGCGGTGTTGTTGCGCAGCGCTGTTTCGCCGATGGCGATGTTATAGCTCGCGGCATTGCCGATCGCGGTGGCCGTAGCGCCCGCGCCGCCCGCGCCGGCGAACGTGCCAAGGAACGCATTATGGGCGCCGGTGTCGATAAACAGGCCGGCCGATGAGCCGATGAATGTGTTGCCGCCGCCTGACGTGACTTCCTGACCCGCCCAGGCACCATATGCAGAGTTCTGTCCTGCGGTGTTCGGGGCTGGCGTGAAATCGTCGCCTCCGAGAGCGCCGTGGCCGTAGGCGCAGGAACCGGAGCCACCCTGGATCACCCAGCCGGCATTGCTCCCGACGCCCGTGTTGAAACTGCCGTTGGTGTCCTCCGCCAGCGTGTTGGAACCGACAGCGGTGGAGGCCAGAACCGAGACCGAGACCGCCATCGCGCTTTGGCCAAACGCGGTGTTGTTATGCCCGATCCCGCCGCCGCCGACATGCACCGCCAGAGCATTATAGCCGGCAGCGGTGTTGCCGTAGTTGCCGGCGTCGGTGCCGAATGGATTGTATGGCGTGCCCACCCCGAGATTGAAGCTCGGGTTATCCACCGCCACGCAGCCGCCCGCTGTGCTGCCTGCGAACGGCAGGAACGGGCCTCCGCCGCCTGTGGCGGACTGCAGCGCGTGGATCGCGCTATCCAGCACGTCGGCGTTGCTGTTTAGGTGAAACCCCCAGTTGCCATCGTCCATATCGTAGTTTGGGCGATACAGCCCGAGGTTCGGCGTGAGGGTGTAGTCGGGCGATCCGCTCATGCCACCCTCACTTGCAGCGCACTGCCGTTGCGGTAGACGCCGCCGATCGGCACCCCTGCGGTCGCTGCTGCACTGTCGCTCACGGCATTGGTGGGCAGCACGCCATAGATGATCCGCCCCGCATCAGTAATTGCATATAGCTCAGTGGCACCGGACATATATCGTAGGCGTGGAGTCCCGACCTGGGTGTATCCCAGGTTACGGTTCTCGGAGGAAGTAAAGGAGATGTAATCTTCTAAGCCGATCACAATGGCTGGATTTGGCGTCAGGGGCGCGATAATCAGCGTTCCCAGATCATTGATACTCATCACCTCATTGCCGCCCGACACCCAGCGAAGCCGATTCACCGCAGCAGTAACGTATTGCAGATACGATCCTGCAGGTCCGATCCATCCGGCATGTGTCGCTGTTGAAGCGCCATTGAAATCAACGATCTGTCCTGCACTCATTCGCAGGCCAGCTACTGGATCAGGATAGCCTGCCGGGGCGACCGCCGACCGCGCATCAAACACTTGATACGTATTAGAACCAAGCACTCCGAACACGCTTTTTGTAAGTCCGTCTGGCCCACCGTCGTGGGCATAACCCATAGCAAACACACAGGAGAACCCATTGAACGACCATGTTACCGTGCCGTCCGTCACAGTTCCCGCAGACGTTGGCCAACTTGGCTGTGTTGCTCCGCTGGTGCCTGCTACGGTGCAGATATACGTGTATACTGCACCGCTTCCAGACGTTGGATTGATAACAGCGCCGATGGTGTATGCAGTGTTCGCAGTCCAGACGGGCGTTTCTGACCAGGCAAACTGAGACATATGAATGCCAAGCCTGAGACCGGGCGCAGAAGCTAGTCCTCCGTCATCATCACCGCTAGCTTGATGAGCAATCTCCATTCCTGTCAGCGCACCATCAATCGAACTCGGACGGATGTTCTGCGAGCGTGCGGTGATGTGAACTCCAGCAACCCACGGATTGCCATTATTGACCTTTGCAATCGTGAAGTTCGCTCCGCAGTCTTGCGGCCACGGTCCTACACCTGGCGTACCAAACATCGTAGAGGATACGCTCATAGATACATTGATACCAAAAATTGATGAGACAGCCCCAGCGTAATCACTAGCGATTATGTTCAGCGGCGCTGTCACCACATTGTTCGGCGGCAGCGCTCCTGGCACGCTGGTGTTGGTCCACCGTATGATTTGTCCGGAGTTATTGCCTGGCACATCGAGATTAGTGAACGTCAGGGTAAGGGGATTGACCATCGCGGTGCCGACTACTGGCAGATACTGGCCGCCAGCGAACGTGACAGCGTCACTGAACGTGACCGGACCGAACACGGTGGCATTACCGGCCAGCGGCAGGTATGGGCCGCCGCCGGTCGAGGCATGAATGGCGCTATCGAGCGCGTCGGCGTTGCTGTTCCACAGATCGCCCCACGTCCCGACCGCCATGTTCGCAACAGGCTTATAGAGACCAAGATTTGGGGTCTGGGTGTAATCGGATGACCCGCTCATGATACTGCCACCACGTCGAAGGGGCCTGGAGCCCAGATGCCAGGATTGCCACCGCACAGCGCGACGGTGCCAAATGTGCGCAGGAGCAGCACCGTCTGTTCCTGCATCTCATAAGGCCCGGCGCCATAAGGCCCGACGTCATACGGCGAGCCGATGCCGGCTGATAGCGGCGTGAGATAGTGCCAGGTGGCATATTTGCCGACGCCCCAGGTGAGCGTGCCGAAGCCCAATGGGCGTGTCGCGTTGTAGACCGCATAGCCGCCGGCCTGAACGCGCAGGATGTCATAAAGCTGCGTCTGCACGATGGCGGTCGTCAGCTCGGTGCCGATGAGATGGCCGCCGGTCAGCGCGTCATACAGATTGACCGTGTCGATGGCGCCCCAGTCGGAGCCGCACGCTGGCCACTGCACGCTGGCCACGTTGGCGCCGATATTGGCCTCGGCCGTTTCCTCGAACGTGGCGGGGCGTCGCACATAGCCGGCACCGCTCACCTCGGCCCCGGCAACCTGGAGGCCCATGAAGCAGTTGAAGGGATAGGTGACGCCGGTTGCCATCAGGCGGTCACCGACTGCAACTCGGCGTTGGTCAACGCACGTGGCCAGTAGCGGATACGGCGATGCCAGCAGTTGGGATTGATCGTGCGCGACAGTCCGATAAAGATTAAATTAACCACCGGCAGAGACGAAGCCGTGACCGTCGCTGGTGTGCCTGCGTTGAGACAGATCGTCACCACTTTTGTAGATGCGACATAACTGACAGCCATAGATGAGCGAATGCCGAATGTTAGCCCATTAGCAGGAGTCGCAGTCCCGACGTTGGCATTCGCTACGAATGTGGCAACCTGCCCGAGAGGGCCAGAAGTTCTAATATTATAGAGGTTCTGGCCATCACCAGCCGATAGAGTAGGCCAGTCCTGATTGCTGTTGCCGTTTAGCTGCGGGATCATGTCGCTGACGAGCGTCCCGGCGGCTGCACTATACCATGCGGCTGTTGGCATCGTTGCTTGCTCTGCCGCGCGCGTCACACTCGCTGCTGTCGTCGGAATGTAGCTGGTGGCGAAGGCGCCCGCCTCGATCTGTGCGCCCCACGCATATGTCTGAACCGTCACACCGTCGCCGTTCGCAGCAGCTCGAATAAACTGCACACTGCCAACCGCTGCCTTATCCGGCGTCGCGGTCAGCACGATACGATACCAGCCGTTACCCACTGCCGTGATAGCTGCAGAAGCGGTTGCTCCCGCCAGTCCCGAGAATGTCCCAGCAATCAGATCGTAGGTCGCATTGCGATTTGCCGCATCATTCCACCATGCTGCGGGCATCAGCATGAGAACGGTTGATAGCGCCCCGGCTTTCACGAGACAGCTTAGTGTCAGCGCCGTCCCCGCCACAGATGTCAGACTTTGACTGATAACTCCAATAGCTGCGTTGCTGGAAATAAGCCCTGATCCTGTGGCGGGGCCGTTTGGTCCCGGAATGCCAACGGAGAGCGTTGCATTGGCTTTCGCCCAGGCTGCATTGGTGAGATCGCCACTCTGCAACGTAATATTGGTCCTGGCCTCCTCGATCAGTAGCCCATTGAGTGCGTGTGTGCTCGGGTTGTAGTCCCAGCGTGGCGCATTGATCGCCGCCGTCTGCATCGCGCCGCTGCTGTCGAAATACGTCGCTGTGCTGGCGCGTGTGAACGTGATGCGCGGATCAAGCGTGCCAGGCGTCATTAACGACAGGTCGAGCGTCACGCCAGGGGGACCACCGAGGGCCGTCGCCTGTCCGGCGTGGTGCGGGGCTGTCACCTGGCGCGAGAACAGCATGCACCAGCCAGCAGCGCTGATCGGCCCCTCGATGCGCGCGCAGGAACTGGATGGGGCATAGTGCCGGCACATGCCGCAGCGCTCGGCGCCGCCTGCGGGCGTGTAGCGCGCGGCCTGCCTGGTGGCCTTGGGGGTGGCGCGGGTGGTGAGCATTTGTAGTGGCATCAGAAGCAGACCGCGGCTTCGGCGCGTAACGGTGCGCCGGAATAGTCACTCTGTTGCTTATGCAGATCGGCCCGTGTCACCGCCTGCTGGAACAGCGCATCCATCTGTGTGGCGCGGTCATCATCGAGCGCCCAGATCGCGCCCTGCTTGATGACGCCGTAGAGGTAGACCGAATACAGATTTTCAAGGATTGCATTGGTGTCGGTCGGCAGCAGCAGCGGGACGGGCTTGGTGTACCACCCCATCAGGACGCTCTGCGGCACCCAGGAGGGGTCTGGAGGGCTTGGGATCGTGGGATGTGGCAGGAACTCGATGCAATTCGCCACCAGCCTGTAGGCGACGCTGGGGCCGCTCAGCGCGGTGATGGCGTCATAGGGCTGCGCGCCGATCGGCTGATACTGCGATGACCAGTGCCCCGACCATTCATCCTTGAGCACGAGCAACTCACCAGTCGTATTGTCCCGGATGCTCTCCATGGTGGCGAAGTCGCTGGGCAGCGCGATGTAAGGCGCGTCGATGGGTTGGATGGCTGACAGCACCTGGCAGCGCGCTCGCAGCGTCTCGGCAAGCTCCGTTTCCACCGCGAGGATCCAGCCCGGCATAACGCCATTCGTCAGAATGTCCTGCCGGTTGAGGTAGGACGCCACGTCGGCCTGGAGTTGCGCCAGGGAGGCCATCAGGGCGGCGCAGCCACGACGACACCGTTGGAGGGTGGGGCTGCCGTGCTGCCAACGGCATTGGTGGCGGTGACGATGCACGTTGCCGTCGAGCCGGCATCGGCTGCCACGACAGGCAGCGTTGCGCCGGAACCTGGGATGGGAGTGCCGTCCAAGCTCCACGCATAGGCGTAGCTGTGCGGCTCTGCTTGCATACCCTCCCAGTTCCCCATGGTGCAATTGAGCGTGTCGCCCACCTGCTCGACATGCGGCACATCGACGTTGACCGGTGGTGCGGTGGGCGCCGGATCGGGGCCGCCCCCCTCCGGCGCATCGACTTCCAGCACCGGCTCGTATTGGCTGCTCTCCAGCACCGCGCCGGCGGCCGCGGTCTCCACGCCCTGCGCGAGCGCCGCATCGGCGGCAGCGCTGAGAGCTTCTGCCTCGGGATACAGACGTATCAACAGTACCTGGTCGAGACCCTCGACCAGCACCGGCTCGATGGTGCCGCTCATTGGTCGGTCTTCGGGATTGGCACGTTCTGCGCCGCAACCAGCGTCGCGCCCTGCTCCCAGGTTTCCTTCCCCTGCGCGAGTGCCAGGGCCTCCACATCGGCGGCGCTGTCTGCCTCCGGGAACAGCCGATGCAGCAGCACGGGGTCGATGCCCTCGACCATGACCGGCTCGGCGCCTTTGGTCTCGGGCGTCTGCGCGACGTGCCCCGCCATCGGCGTCATGCTGCCGGCGGTTGCGGGAGCGCCACCAACGCCGGGTGTGGGCTTCATGCTACCGGCATGCGGAGCGTCGTGTTTCGTTGGGCTGGCCATGGTGGTCTCCTTTAGATGCGTCGTCCGTCGTCGGTCCTGAACACGCGGTTATCGCGCTCATCGAGCCACGCATTGAGCGCCTTCTGGTCTTTCGTGATCCCGAGCTTCTGGAGCTGCTGCCAGATGACCATCGGAATGCGCGCGACATGGGTGATGCCGTCGGGCTGGCTTCTGGCCTGGTGCTTATCGAACGAATTCGCCTGGCGCTTGTTGGCTTCGATGATGGGCTTGAGGTCTTGCGTCTGGACGATGAGCGGCAGGCCGGTTTCGCTGTCGATCTCGATCGTCGTGCCGCGGCGGGTGGTGGGATTCCAATTGTCGTACAGGTATTGGGTCATAGCGGTAATCCGCTATAAGCGGGGCGACGCGTAGTTCCGACACTCCGCGCCACCCCTGACCACGATCCTACTGGAGAGGACCGAAGGCTATGACCACCAAACCCGAATTGATCCCGCAAGCCAAGCGTTGCGATGCAGACGCCAATCGGCGCGCCAAGAGAGCTGCCTACAATCGGCGATACAACGAGGAGCACAGCGAAGCTCGCAGCGCTCACGCCGCAGAGATGTATCGGAACGAGACACCCGAGCAGCGGGCGATCCGCACGGCTAAAACAAAGGAATGGAGGGCAACGCACCCTGAAGCCGGTGCCGAGATCGCAAGGCGTCATCGCGCCAAGCATGGTGATGCCATCTATGCGAAAAGACGGGAGCAACGCAGGACTGAAACACCGGAGCAACGCGAGGCCCGTCTCGCGTTGAGACGCGAGCAGAAGAAGAAGCAGACACCAGCACAGCGCGAAGCTAACCGCACCTACTTGCAAGAGTGGGAAAAGGCCAATCGTGAGGCCAGGAATACCTACCAAAAGGAACGGCGCCAAAACTGGACGCCGGAAATTCGCAAGGCTCGCGACGCATATGTAAGGCAATGGCACAAGGCGAACCCAGAAGCCGTCGCCAGCTACAAACGAGCCTTGAAAATCATGCGGCGAGGCGCAGTTGGCCGCCATACGACAGACGACATTCTCGGACTGCTTGAGCGTCAGGGCTACCGTTGCGCTGCGCCACACTGTGGCGTCGATATCCTTCGCAACTATCACGTCGATCACATCATGCCGCTGTCTCGCGGTGGATCGAACTGGCCCGACAACCTTCAAGTGCTCTGCCCTAGATGCAACATGAGCAAAAGCGCGGCGACCATGGAGGAATGGCTGATCCGCAGGCGCAGCGCGGGGCCATAGCGACGTAACCGTCACTGATCGAAGCGATAGAAAGGTCGGCACACACCGGCCTTTCTTTTTTGCCCAGGACCACCACCCAAGGTATATCACCTCTATAACTTACGGCAACTACTGGTTGAGATCGAAGATTGTGGCATGAGCTTTTGGTGCGGTGGGGCGAATACAACCCTCGAAAACGACACCCCCCTGAGAATTGTCGCCCGTTTGCGCGTAATCCTGCTGGATCATATCGCGCTCTGGTAGTGGTGCCATCTCGACGTAGTCCGTAGATACAAGCAGGATTTGGTGCGCCGGACAGAAGCGATCCGGAGCCAACTGGATGGTGCCGAAGTTGGTGCGGTACACGTCCACTGCGCCCTGGATGGTCATCTCGCCGGTTGGTGACGCCTGGACGATGTTCTGGGCGACGATGGGGTTGCCGGTCCCGCCCTGCGACAGAGTGGCGAAGTAGTTCTTGATATTTCCGCTCATGATGGCGAGGGTCGGATTGCCCCCGGCCTGCCAGCACTGCTGCACGGCGGCGTTCACCACGGCGAGGGTGAGGTCGTAGGTCGTTCCGGCGGTGCCTGCGTTGGAACCGTCACCGATTGGCATGACGCCGGCGCCGGCGCCGCGTGCGCCGAAGTTGGTGTAGCAGGGCAGGCCGGACATATGGCGAGGATCGGTGATGGTGCGCACCAGCGGGGACGTTACCGCCAGTTCGAGGTCGCGCTTCACCTCCATGCCGCGCAGGATCATATTGCGATTGTACTCGTCCTCGCCGCCGACCACGTCCACGACGCGGAGCGTATTCGATACCCCGACTGTGCGTGCCAGCAACTGGCAGACATTATTGAGCCGCACCGGCTTGATCACAGCCTGCATAACGGCGGTGAAGCCCTCGGGTTGGGCGTTGTCTGCTGCCGGGTTGAGTTCCTGCACGATCCACTCGGTCAGGACTTGTTTAGAACCAACCCTGGAACACGATGAGACGAGCGGTGTCTCGTCGGGATCTATTCTATAAATGATGTCTGCGAGGTCTTCGCGGACGCCAACGGCTGCAGTCTCGACATATGTGCCTGACGGTGCAGCTCCCTGTGCGGGAACGGCCATGTCCATCTCCATTGCTTAGCACGGCGCGGTGCGCCTGGTGCCGGTTGAACCAAAATTGCTGGTTCGCAATGGAACTGACTGGAGGCTGCTCGGGCGTTTAGCTGCTTGGTCGGTATCCCGACTGCGCTGCGTGCCGATAGCCGGCTTGGTCGTCCTCGCGACTACACGTCCCGGTCGTTGCTTGGTGGCTGGACCACTGCCCCCGACCGACGGCGGGACGCTACGAGCGTATCTACTGTGCCGTCAATACCGGGTGCTGCCGTTGGCGTTGGATCGGCGGGCGCTGAGCAGGGCGGCGGCGTTGCGGGCATTGGGTCGTGCCTCGAACGCCTGTTCGGCCTGCTGCACCTGGGCGGCGGCGGCTGGTGGTGGGCGTACACCACGGACCTGCGCGGTCTGCACCGCCTTGGGGGCTGTGGTCTTGGCGCCTTCCACCATGCGGTCGAACATCATGGCCTTCATCATGCTCTCGACGTGGCGCGGGTCGGACAGCCCCTGGAGTTCCTGGCGGGTGTAGCCGCCTTTGCTTTCGGCCCATTTGGCAATATCGCGCTGGACGGCACTTCGGGACGCATCATCCCGCCAAAACTCGTATTTCTCGCTGAGCATCTTGTTGCCGGCCTCCACCTGTTGGCTCATGGAGCGCTCGTAGGCTTGCTGTTGCAGCTGGGTGAGGGTGCCGAGGCGCTGCTGTTCGGCGGTGGCGGCTTGGTAGGCGGCGAACTGGCGGAGGTAGCCCTGTGGGTCGGTCTCGATCATCGACGGGTCGGGTGGGGTCGCTCCCTGGAGGCGCTCACCAAGTTTCGCGAGTTCCGGCTGGATATGGGGCAGCACGGTGGCGAGTGCCTCGGCCTGCTGCTGCAGCTGCTGGCGTTGGGCGGCGAGTTCCTGTGTCTTCCTCGTATAGTCCGCGGCCATGCCCATGGCGGTGCGGACCTGGGCGGCGGTGACGCGGTGTCCGTCGATCGTATAGACGCCATCGGCTGGTGCTTCGGCGGCTGGTGCCGTCCCGTCGGGTCCCACCGGCGGCTGCACCCCTTCCTGCAGCCCGAGGGCTTTGGCGATGGTATCGTAGCTATCGGTGGGGGTGGCTGCCTTCGCTTCGGTTGGCTGCACGGCGGGCTGTGCGGGGGCTGCGGGAGCCGCTGGCGCCCCTTGAGGCGTTGGGCGCCCCGCAGGCTGCTGCGCCTCGCGTGCGGCCTCCTGGCGACGTCTGGCGAGCAGGCGCCCGGCATCGGACAGGCTGATGGACTCTTGGCTGGCTGGCGCGGGGGCGTTGACTAGATTGACGGATGACGATGGCGCCGGGGCTGCCGGCTGAGCTGCTGCGGGGGTGGCGGGGGCTGCCGGTGCGGATGGGCTACTGCTACTCTCACTCATGGTTTGCTCTTTGCATCTTTATCGTTTAGTCGGACGATTGCGTCTCGGACCTCATTGAAGCGTTGCGGGTGCTGGAGTTGCCGGTTGGGCCTCCGCCGATCTTCCGAGACGCATCCTCATTCGAACCGCCTGCCATCGGTCTCGCGCTGGTTCTGCAGCAGCGCGGTATCGAGGCGTGAGCGCATTTCGGTCGCCAGGTGATCGATCGCCCTGGCGAGGTTGCGGGCGTCCTCACGCTCGCGCGGGTCGGCACCATGCACCGCCGTCTGCACCGCGCCGTCGCGGATGAAGGTGAGGATGCTCATCAGTTCGGCATCCTGCAGCAGGCGATGGGCCTCGCCGCCGCGGCGCTGGATTTCGTAGCGTTCCTCGCGCGAGAGGTCGCTCACTTCCGGGTCGTGGTCCTGCTGATGGTGGGCAGCTTGGCGGTGCCGCGGTCTTTGCCGGCCCCGGCTGCCCCGCCGCTGGCTGGCTTGTTCTGACCTTGGCGGGGCACCGTTTTCGTTGACTGGCTACCTGATGCGCGTGTGACCATGGTGGTTCTCCCGAGTTGGTGTTGCCTGAACTTTTCCCGCACATATCCGTCGGCATCGAAATTGCGCTCCTGCAAGATGCGCAAGAGTTCTGCGGGGCTCATTGTCCTGGTTGTGGTGGTGGACCGCCCGGCCGCGGCAATGGCGGCCCTCCGGGCCCGAACAGCGACTTGGCCGCCGCATTAGCCGCGATGTTGCCGTATGCGCTCGGCATCTGGCCTTGCATCAGCGCCTGGCGCGTTGCCATCGCCTGGGCTGGATTGAACGAGCCGGCGGGCGGGCCCATGGGCTGCTGTGGGCGTGGCGGCACCATGGAGGGCCCAGGGGCTGCTGGCGCCTGCGGCGGCCGTGGTGGGCCTTGGGGGGGCTGGCCTGGGGGCGGGCCTGCCGTGGCTGGCATCTGGGGGCTGGTGGGCGGCGGCAGATTGCCGAGCAGTTGGATGCCCGGCACCTTGGACGCCATCGCTTGCTGGAACTCGGTGAGCGACGGCACGGGGGTGCCGAACTGGGCCCCGGCGACCCAGGTCTTGGTCCAGGCGTCCAGCGCCGCTTTGTCCCTGTTCAGGTCATCATCGGTCAGCATCTGCGCCCGCTTGGTCTGCTCGCTGGCCCGGTCGTTCTCGACATCGGCCGCGGTCTTGCCGGCCTGCACCTGGGCGAGGATCAGCGACGGATCGGGCGGTGTCGGTGGTGGTGGCGGCGCCTGGAACCCGGGGGGTAATGCCTTAAAATACGA